CTTATTTGTTGTTTTTTACGTTTTTCATCAAGTTCAGTCTTTTGTTCTCTTAACTTCTTAAGTTCTTCATCAATCTGCTGTAGCTCTTTTCCTTTTTCAGCATTGATTCCAACCTGAGCTAGTTCAAGTTCAATCATTCTTTGATAAGTTTCGCCTAGACTATCTAGTTTTTGGTTAGTAACTTCTAGATCATCGTGATTAGTTAATAACTGGTTTGTTTGAGTTTCTAATTGATTTCTTAATTCTTGTGCTATTTCGGCTTCCTTCACCATCTTATTCGATAGACGTATTACTTCAAAAGTATTGTTATCCTCAATTGCTTTTCTGTAGTCAGCTACCAACTCGTTAACATACTCTTCTTGTTCAATGATTTTTTCTTTTGTATCTGGAATCTTTTCATTAAGTTCGTTAATTTCTTGTTGTAAGTCACGTTGCTCTCTTAATAGTTCTCCACGATTAGCTTCTAGTGCTGCCGCTTGTGCTTCTAGCTCAAGTCTGATTCTTTCACGTTGAGTTTCGTTTAACTCTTTTAATGCATCGATATTGTCTACAAGTACATTACCTTGTTCAGTTATCTTCTTGTTGGATGAATCTAATTTATTAGCTAATTCATCGTTAATTGAGACAAACTCGCTTAATTCTTCGTTTGTCATACCTGATTTTTCGAGTAATTGTTCGTATTCTTTTGATAGTGTTTCTAATGCTTTTTCGTCTGAGGTTTCTTGTATTTCTTTATAAATATCAACAAGACGAGCCATTTCATTGTTCGATAATTTGCTTTTGCTTTCTAATTCTTCGAATCGATCAATGTTTTCTTCTAATGCGTTAGCTTGTTCGGTTAAACTTTCTGCCACTTCAAGATTTACTTTTTTTGCTTCCCTACTTCTTTCGATTTGTTTATATATACTCAATCCTAAAAAACCTACACCAGCAATAGCTAATCCTACAGGTGTTGCTGCTCCTGGACCAAGTAAGGCAATCCTTCCTAATAATCCTGTACCACCTGTTGCTCCTGCTTTTCCAAGCATTGTTGCAAAGTTACCACCAACTTTCATCAAACCACCAATACCCAATGAAAGTTGACCAATTCCAACACTTGCTGGACCAACCGCTGCGGTAAAAGCTATAAGCTTTAATATTGTTCTTTGCTGTTCTTCGTCTAAATTCGCAAATGCTTCTGCTCCGCTTTCTATTTTGTCAATCCACGGTTCGATGGCATCTAGCGTGCTCATAACAGCTGGAACAAGTGCATCTCCCAAAGTGATAGCGACATCCTTGATTCGATTCCACATGATTTTTAATTGCGATTCTGTGGTTCCATACCTTTGCTCCGCTTCTTCTGTAAGTGCTGTGTTTTCTTTCCAAGCTTTAGTACCCATTTCAATCGAATCTGTAAATACGTCACTTGCTCCTGCAGCACGTAGTAAAGCATCTCGCATTCGTACTTCTGTAATACCCATATCATCTAATACTTTAATAGCTGATACTCCACGTTCTTCAGCTGTTGACAGTCCTTCGATAAATGCGATTATCGCTCCTGCTGCATCTTCTTCAAATGCTTTCTTAAAGTCACTAGCTGACATACCAGCAACATCGGCAAAGTTTTTTAATTTTTCACCGCCTAATTCAGCCGCTAATTGCATTTCTACCATTACTTTAGAGAATGCTGAACCTCCTGCTTCTGCAGCAATACCGACCGAACTTAAACTTCCTGCAAACGCCATTATTTCTGCTTCAGTAAGTCCGATTTGAGCACCGGCTCCGGCTAGTCGCATTCCCATTGATACAATCTCCGCTTCAGTTGTTGCTAAGTTATTTCCTAGATCAACAACAACAGAACCCAATTTATCAAAGTTTTCTTGAGACATTCCTACGATGTTTGCAAATCTAGCGAATTCAGTCGCAGCAGTTTCTGAAGTCATGTTTGTAGCTTCGCCTAAATCTATCATTGTTCTGGTAAAAGACAAGATGTGTTCATTTGCTATACCTAACTGTCCAGCATTTTCAGCAACTGCAGCAATTTCAGTAGCACTAGCTGGAAGAACTTTTGTCATTTCTCTTATCCCATCGGACAATCGAGCGAATTCTTCTTCAGTTGCATCGACTGTTTTACGAACACCTGCGAAGGCACTTTCATAATCCATGCTTGCTTTAAATACTGCTGTAGCTCCGGCAACGATTGGAGCAGTTACCCTCATTGAGTATGCCCTACCAAAATCAGTCATACCACGTCCGAATTCTTGCATCTTCCCCCCAGTAGCTGTCATTCTTTCACCGAGTTGAGTCCAAGGGGATTCTTGTCTACGTATTTCTTCATTCAGACGTTTTAATTGTGCTTCAGTCCGATTCATTTCAGCTGTTGCATTATTGTATTGTGCTGCTAAGTTTTTAGTTTGGTTAGCATCTTCACCTTTTGTTTTAACCGATTCATCGTAACGTCTTCTTAGTTCACGTACACGTTCTTGTTGCGTTCTTAATCGTCTCGATAGAATATCAGACTGTTCACGCATTCCTTTTAAACTCTGCGTATATTCGCGTCCTTTAGATCGTGCAAGGTTCATTTCAGAACGTAAACCTCTTAGATCACGTCTAAAAGACTCTAGCGACTTATTAGCTCCATCATCTTCCCAAGACAATCGAGTACGTAAATTTCCAATATCCCTAGTAGCCATTGTTTCACCTGCCTTTTACCAAATATCTGATAGATAGACTTCTTGTTCTTGTGGTTGCTCTTCAATAACTTCATCCAATGCGTCTAGTTCATTCATCAATTCGTTAAAAAAATGGACATCAAGCGAATCTATCTCACTCAACGTCCATTTGAAATCCATCATTAATTTCTTATATAAAGCTTTAAGGGAAGTGTACGCTTCTTTCCACGTCACTTCCCCACTTCGTTTCCCTCGCTCATTAACACCTTTTCCTCTTTCGGTTTTCCAAACACCGCTTCACTTAATTTTGAATATATATAATCATCACTAGCACCTGCTATTAGTTGTTCAATTGTAAATTGACCGTTAAAAACAACGTCACATAATATTCCAAGCAATTCATTTTCTTCTTCTAGCTGTTCTTTGAAACTCGGAATATAATGTTCATTTCCCTCAGCTTTTTCCTCTGCTTTAGCCATTATTTCTAGATATTTACGTTTGGCAAGCTGAGGGACAAACGGTGTCGTAAATATTTTTTTCTCTCCGTCAATATACAGTTCAATCTGCATGATTAAACCTCCGCTACCCAATCTTTGTCGATTACTTCGTTAAACCATTCGTCGAAAATAGATTTATCAGTAATATCAGCATCTTCACTCCAAGCTTTCACCTTTTCTTCACCATCATGTAATCTCGGTAATGCTTCTCCGCTTAAGTTAGGTGTCTGATATGTTGGTGTTTCTTGTTTTGTTTCACGGTTTTCTTCCGCAGGTGTTAATTGTACTCGGTAAATCCAAAAATAATCATATCCTCCACGTGCGTTTTCAGCCATGCCACCAATTGCGATATAAGGCGGATTGTCATCTGCGTTATCAGAAATTAATCCGTTTGGGTGGATTGTTTTACCTAATATGTCCGCTTCAACTTCTTTTTCTAAATAAGCCGTATTTAAAGTTACAGCAATAGGACCTTTTGCAGCATCTGAAAATAACACCTTGTCATCTGCTCTTAAATTTCCACGATTAAATGATGGAGTTAAGTTTAATGCAATTGCTGGACCAAGTCGCTTCACTTCACCATAAACAGTTTCGTTCTCATTTTCGCTTGTGATAATTGCATAATGTAAATCTTTTAAACCTTTAATAGCCATTAATATTCCTCCTTATGGATATGTCTCTCCAATTTTAGGTTCATAGTTAAATCTTAAAATTTTGCGATACATTTTCATTTCTTCTTCATAAGTTTCAGATTCGAACATACGACCAAAACCCGCTTCTTTCATTCGTTGTTTTACATCTTTTACTAGTTGCAGATAATTACCTTTTGAAAAAACATCTACTTGAAAGAAGTGTTTTGTAAGTAATTCTTCATCATCTGCGTTCATTCTCGACGCTTGGTTATATTCGATAAATACAATATAGGTGTCCGCAGTCAGATTATAGTTTGCAAATGAGACCGGAACACCTAAGGGAGTTAAAGTATCTCGAATAAGTCTATTTAAATTCACGACATACCTAACCCCCTTCTTATCACTTCTGCTTGAATGTCTAATATTTTATTCTTGTTATTTTCATAAATAATAGAAAACGTAGGTTTTGGTGCGATAAATCTTTTTGCACGAACATTCCAATAACCAAATTCATGCATATAAAGATAGAAACCTGGTCTTCTCGCTCCACCCTTAATTCCAACAAATAATTCATCGTTCGATGGTTCTGTTCTAGTGATAGATTTTTCCGATTCACCCGAACGTCTGCTTAGATAATGAGAATATACTCCACTCTCGTACTGTTCTTTCAGATAGTCTCCACTTTCGATTAATGCTTGGTCTTTTAAATCGTCAATATTACGCCCTAAATCCTCTACGTAAGAAATTAGTTCATCTAATCCTTCTAATTTAATGTCCATGGTCATCACTTTCCTTGTGAACAATTAATTCCGTAAATTCACCTTTTACATATGTTCGGTAAACTTTATAATCGTCATCATTGTACTTAAGAGTTTCTTCACCTTTGTACTCAACTGTTCTTACTTCAAACATATGGGAAAGAGTAACACCGGATTGTTTTGCTGCATGAAATTCTTGTGAGCGAACAGATTTTTCATTAGCATAAATCTTTCTTGGTTCTCCAGGACCAATGGTTTCGAATCCATCATCATCTAGGCTTTTTTCAAGACCGATTAAATAAAGAACATCACTCCAATTAGCCACGATAATCACCTGCTAGCGACAGATGTTGTTTAAGCATGACATAGGAATCACGAAATCTATCAGCATCTGGATTATCTAAACCATAATTAGCTTTAGCATAAATGATTATTGCTCGTTTGATTAATGGATCGTGGTCATTGTTTGCTTTTTCTTCAGAAACTCCTGATATAATCAAATCCATTCGCGCACTTTCAATTAAGTCTTCTATTTCTTCAACAATTAAGGGGTCATTGGAAGTTACTCTCAATGCCCCTTTTACTGATTCAATCATTTTTTGTCAGCCTTTTTAGCAGACTTTTTCTTCGGCTCCTCTTTCTTTGGTCCTTCCAAGAAACCTTTTTCAATTAAAAAAGCGATTCTTTTCTCATCTTCATGATTGTAAGAACCGCCTTTTTCATATAACTTCTTAGTGAATTTATCTCGAAATGTACTGATTACTTTGTAACCCATTTAATGTCCCTCCTATTAAGCTTCTTCTACTGTTAATAAAGCAAACGCTTTTGATTCGTAAACGTCACCGTCAACAATCTCATATGCAACATAATCAGTTTCACGTGGTTTTGCATGGTCCTCTGTTACCAGTTTCATAGGCTCGTTAGTGTTAAGGATATAACCTCTATCAGCGTTACCGAATAGGATTTCTCCTTCTTTTAATGATCCGTCAGCTTTAACTGTGTAACCGAACATACGACCAACCCCACCAGTCGTTACATCTGGAATAAACAATGGACGTCCGATGTCGTCTTTAAGGTTTGCTAACGTGTTCCAAATTGTACCGTTGTTTGCGTAAATAGCCACACCATTCAATAGTGAAGAATGGATCTTAGAAATAGCATTTGTAATATTTTCATAAGCTAAGTCAGTGTATTCAATAACTTGTGGAGTGCCTACTTCTCCTGCAAGTACAGTAACAATCCCTTTAGGTTGATTTGTCCCTGTTCCATGCGCGACAGCTGTAGCTTTAGCGATACCCATGCGTGAAGCAATTTCACGTTGAATGAATGGGATGAACTCTTTAACAGCCATTGATTTCATTTTCCAAGAAACTGTAACAGCTTTCGCCAATTCGTGACCAGTTAAAGTAAATTGATTAAACTTGTTTTCTTCATCTGCTACCTTTACATCTTCTGTATACCAATCAGCATCTCCTGCAACAATACTTTCATGGCGGTTCATTGTTAAATTGCCTTTTACGTTGAATTTACGTACATCAGCTAGTAATGGATATTGTTCCTCCATTAGTGCTTCAATTCCTGCAACTACTGTCTCTGGGATTAATGTTGGTGTATTTACAGTTGTGTGAGTGAATTCATTTGAAAGGTTATTTACTTTCGCGAACACATTGCGCTCATCTTGAGTCATGTCTTGGTTCATTAAGTGTTTTGCCCAAGCATCAACGTATACTTCATCTTCATTTTTAACTTGGTTTACTTCAATGTTACCGACTACTTTACCACCTGCTACGCTTTCGGTCTTGTTTTCCAAGTTTACTACTTGCTTATCATCTTTTAACGCCTCAAGATTCGCGTTAGCAACTTTGATTTCCTCCCACTTTTCATCTAGGTTTTTTACTTCATCCATTTTCGCTTGTGATTCTTCTAGTTTTCCTTCTCCAATAAGTGTTTCAGCAGCATTGATTAATTCGTTTCTTTGTTTTAAATATTGTTCAAAATTCATTCTTTAACATCTCCTTTTAATTTAAGTAAATTTAATTCAGCCAATAAAAAATCCGACTCATTATTAGTCGGTTTCTCTTCTTCTTTTTCCAATAACAACTCTGACAACTTTTTAACCACTGATTGCGGTAAAAGTCCACCTCCGAAACTAGCCGCTACTTGAACTTGGTTTTCAAACATCACTTCATCAATCAACTTATGTTCTAGTGCTTGATGTGCGGTAAACCATGTTTCTTTGTCCATCAATTCAAGTAATTCTTCATCATTCATACCGCTTTTTAACTTATAAGCATTTACGGCTGTTTGATTGGCGTTTTTTAATAATTGTGTCGCACTTTCCATCTCACGATAATCACCATAAGTACCGATCGTAGCATTATGAATCATCATTTGACTTGTTGGACTCATTAAAATATTATCACCAGCCATAGCAATAACGGATGCGGCACTAGCAGCAACACCAGTAATTTTAACGGTAATGTTATTGGGATGTTCTTTCAATAAGGTGTAAATCTCTGACCCATGAAATAAGGATCCACCACCACTATTTATTTCTACTGTTACATCACCTTCAATATCAGCAAGTGCTTGTTCAACTTTCCTTGGACTTGTGGCATCCCATTCGAGCCAATCATAAATGCGTTGGTAATCATTAGGAATAATAACGCCAGTTATTTTTATTTTTCCCACTTAAACACCCCCTTTCAATTATTCGTCAGCTGGTCTAGTGTCCAGTCTACGAATGAACTCATCACCACCTTCATATGGTGCTCTACCTAAAATTTCTCTTACTTCATTTGGTGTGAGTATTGCTCTATCCACATAATCGACAAGTTTTAATTTAGTGTCCATACTTGCGAATGATAAATCACTTGATTCAAACATAATTTTATTTCCGTGACCTCTTTCGCGTCTCGAAAACAATTTTCTAGTGTACTCATTACTCAGTTGAATAATATCTGGTTCAACAGAAGTTTCATAATAGCTTATCCATTCATCTTCTGTGTATTTTGCTTGTACGATTTTTTCATTGGTATTGAAGAACGAATAAATCCGTTGAACTGTTTTGTCCATTTGTTTTTCATTAGGAACATAGTCTTTTGGTTCAACTTGTTTCGCATCAGCTTTTGCATCTGTTGCAGCTACTCCTATTGAATCACCTTCAACATCTAGATAATCCTCTACAAAACGCTTTGCACTTTCCTTTAAATCTTCTGGACGTAACGTTTGTTTAAACATGAGCAGCCATTTAACTATATTTGAGTTTTTAATAGCTTTAACAATTCCCTGATCAGTTGTATTTACGATTTCCATCAATGGAGTAAGTGCTTCAGCGTTTGAATCTCCGAAAATATCGTTTTCATTATAATCTTTTCGTAAATGAATGATGTCACTGTATTTAAAAGTTACCTCGTTACCATTAAGTAAATTGAATCTTAAATACAATTGACCGCTTTTAATAACCGCTTCAGTAGCGATTGCTGTTATTGGGTAAATCTCCATTGGCAATCCATTTGTATCACGATTGATATAAGCGAACGCGTTATTATTCAACTCTAATTGTGTTGCTAACTTTTCCTGCAATTGTTGACCAGTCATATAAAGGTTCGGTTCTTCTAACAAAAAACGCATATACGGTTCAGGATTGACTGAAGTTCCATCAACACTTTTTCTTATATGTTTGCCAACAGCTTTCCCAATTGCTCTAGCTTTTGGACGGATTGCGGAACGGACTATATCAGACTGATATAATTTGCCATTCCAAGAATAATAACCGCTACCGTGATCAGTAATAATTTTTGCTTTCGATACAACTTTTCCGCGACTGAATCTATTCTTTAATTTGTTCCATACACCCAAGCAATCACCTCCCTTAAATCATTGACTTATATTCGTCGTAATGTCTTTCGAGTGTTACATAAGCATTTAAAAGGCCAGCAAAGCCATCAATACGTTTTTTCTGATTCGTACCTTTAATCGGTTGAATGTTACCGTTTTTGTCTTCTTCATAAGAAACGTTTGATAGATTCCATTTTAAAATAGGATTGTTGTTGTAAATAATGCGTTTATTTTCTAAATCAGCACCTAACGACTTCATTGGACTAGACAATGTCTTTTTCCCTTGTATAACAGCTTCCATAGCTTCTTCTCCGAAATGATTCTTCATTTCCTCAACAAAATAAGTGGCTGACCAACTGTCATAACCTATCCATGGGATGTATATATCCTTTTCTTGTTGCATTTCAACGAACCACTCGGTCACATCTTTATAATGTATCTTGTTACCTTGACTCGTCCTCAAATACCCTTGTTCTTTCCACAAGTCATAAGGGATTCCATCTTCATGTGTGCGTTTTTCTAACAAGTCTTCAGGTAACCAAAACATTTGTTCTACATATATTTTTTCATCTCCTGGAAGCATAAAAATAACCGTTGCATTAGTTAAGTCAGTAGTAGATGATAAATCTACACCACCTAAACCATACCTCGGTTTTAGTTCTTCAATATTGAACTTTTCCTTGTTGTCCAACTGTTCAAATGTTAACCATGATTCTCCTGTTGTTTCTCGAATATTGAAATCCTTACAAACTAAGTTCTTAACAAGTCTTGGATTAGCTTTCGCTTTATTTACTTTTTGTTCGAGTGCATCTGTCTTTTTAATTGTTCCAAGTCCAGGATTAGCTTTTTTCCAAGCTTTAGGGTCTGTCCATTCCGAACGTTTGTCCAACTCGTAGACGATAGGTAAGAATCTCTCATTTTTATATCCTTCTGGATCATCATAACCGTTTATAATTAATTCCGATTCATCATACAACCTGTCAAAGACAGATTCTCTTACTGTTCCTGCAGTAGTGATGATAAAGATTAATGGATTGTCTCTCGATGAAGTACCGTCAACTACAACGTCATATAGATTCATATCTTTCCAAGCGTGTACTTCGTCAAATGTTGCCCCGTGAACGTTCAATCCGTCTAATGTATCTGAGTCCTTCCCTAACGGTTGAAATGTTCCATCATTGAATGATGTTTCAATGCTAGAGACAAGCGTTTTGGCTCTTTTTCTTAGATTCTTTGATTTTTGAATCATCCGCTTGGCTTCAAGCCAAATTATCTTAGCTTGGTCTTTCTTTGTAGCAACTGCATATACTTCTGGACCTAATTCTCCATCGGCAATTAACAAATACAATCCAATAGCAGCCGCTAAGGTGGACTTCCCATTCTTTCTTGCAACAACCATGAAAACTTCTTGGTGCTTTCTCGTTCCATCCACTTTGTGGACGATTCCGAACATGGCGGCAACTGCAGCCTTTTGCCATAACTCTAAAATAAATGGTTGTCCTGCCATGCTACCTTTTGAGTGCTTACAATGGTCCTGGATGAAATCAATTGCAATACTCGCTTCTACTTCATCATATTCCCATTCTGAATCAGGATTAAGTAAAACATCGTAAACTAGATGACGATAAACTCTTTCTACTTTCTTTGAAACAACTTCTTCACCAGATTCTATCTTTGCCCAATATTGTAGAATCGGATTAGTCGAAATTGTGTTAATGTGTTCTAACTTTGGTGCGGCACTCATTTTGCATTACGCCTGTTCAATAGTTCATCAAGTTTATCATCATCGTCATTATTTCCATCATCTTTAGGAAGTAGGTTAAACAAAGAGTTGCAAACCGTCGTGTATCTATTAATCATTGTGTTGTAACTTTTCTGTGCAGGATTCTCAACCAACATTTTTTGCTTTCCCTGCTCGAACCAATAAGTCGCACCATCAAGCTGTATGTTAACTTTTAGTATATCGAGCGTAACTTTCATAAATGCCGCTTGTTCAACCAATCTTTGTGCAGCTTCTTTTTTATCCTCGGAAATCTCGCTAAAAAGCTCGTTCCATTTTGCGATTTCTTCAGCAATTTTTTCATCCTGTTTTTTTCTGCTTGGTTTTCGTAAACTCAATTTAACCCCCCCTTATGGAAAAATGACCTGTGTATCACGCCTAGG